TCAAGACTGGGATGCACCTGAACTGGACCGGGTTGCTTGTGGATCAGGAGGGAGCTCTGAACATCAGGGCTCATGTCGTCTCCCTACTCAACAAGGTTTACATGAGTGTCAAGTGGTCTTCCGTGGTGGATGAGGCAGTCTACAAGGGGAGCGGCTTCAGGCTGCCCTGGTGTCACAAGATGTCCAAGGGGGTGGTGGAGGAGCCGTACCTCCCCGTAGCGATATACGACGCACCCCTGGGGATGGCGGACGCCCTCAAGCCCCCTGGGACGTGGACCAAGGTGGGGCAGGAGCCGACGATCGAACACATGTGGATGGCGACCGTGAGGGCTCCCGCGGACGCCGTAGCCACTGCGATACAACCCGGTCCCCAGCCGACGACCGGTGGCTTTACGTCCGCTCAGACCAAGAATGAGTTGGTGGATTCAGAGGTTCTCGCCCTCCTAGAGACCTTCGTCCGCCAGAACATGCAGGGGCAGAAGGATGCCAGGCTGACCAGGATGTTCAAGAATAAGGCGGGGGTATCCGTTGCCACCCAATCTCAGTACTGCGAGAATGTCCAGCGGAATCACAGCTCAAACCACGTGTGGTTCTGGGTGAGTACGAAGGGGACCATCCGCCAGAGGTGCTTCTGCACGAACGACACCGCCGAGGGGCGCCGACACGGGTTCTGCAAGGACTTTTCAGGGCGGGAGCTTCGGCTGCCACCATCTCTGGCAAGGAAGATGTTCCCAGACAATAAAACATTCGAGAATATCAAGAAGGCGATCTTGCCAAATGCTGTTGTCAATTATGGCAAGCCTGTTTCTGCTAATCTGGCTCCTATTTATACCAACAGTTTCCACACGCCAAGGAATTAAGCTGACTGGTATCAAGATCAAGGTTCATGAGTTTTCCGGTCTCAACCCCGAGGCGTACGGGCGCTTCATCTCGAGCGTCACGATGTTCGAGAGGAGTGCGGAGACCTCGCCCACCATTGCAGCCTCCCACCTCTATGACTCCCTGGTGCACGCATCGGACATAGTGCACATGTGCACGGACGGCGGGGCGCACGAGAAGATGAATGAGATCATCCAGGACCTCGCAGTGCAGGGAGAGACTATCCTCTTACAGAAGTCATCCGAACTGGGTGTTCCGTTCAAATCATTATACTTAAAGGACTCACTTAATATTTAACAAATGCCCCCGAAAACACGGTCCGGGCGTCTATCAAAACCTCCGGTTCGCTACGAACCCGTGGAGATTCCAGAGGATGACGATGATGCGGATGAACTGCCTGGAGAGGACGAGGACGAGGATCTGGGAGAGCCTGTGTGCTCCGATGAGTATGATGATGACGATAGTGAAGATGACGAGGAGGATGCCGATAAGGACGGCAATCTCGCTGGGTTTGTAGTCAGCGACGAGGAGGACGACGGTGAGGAGGAGGTGGAGTTGGGGTCCGACGAGGATGATTGGGACAGTGAATACGAATCGGATGAGGATGAGGACGAGGAATAGATTGCAGTCTCCCCACAGGCTATACACCGCTCTATCATGGTGCCATTTTCAGTGATTGTGAAATAACTTCTGCTGTGACGGGTCTTGGATTTTCCAGCACCAAACTCCTGCCACAACAGATCATCTGGCAGCACAGTGTTCCACAGGATCCTGTGCGCCATCATACGCTCCATACTGCGTTGTCTACAGGACATTAAATTACACGGGGAGAATAATGGAAACTGACCTTTCATCAGCCGATCCAGTTCAGGGTGCAGAGATCAACTTCGATGGTCTTCGCCGCCCTGACCCCTACGCAGAGCCTCCCATCGAGGATGATCGCACCATGCTCCCTCCCCCACAACTCTTACAGGAGCCTCCACACGATTACATGTATTACGCGCCTCCCCCACCGCCACCACCGATACAGGAGCCTCAGATGAAGCCAGGAGATATATTCAGCAACATGGACAGGACAGCCTGGGTGTTGTTGATTATAGCATTTGTTGTTGGGTTTTTCATGGGCAGGGGGATGATCCAACCGGTCATTCTTCGGACTGGAGCGAATTGAAATCGATATCGTACCCACCCTCATCCACCTCAGACTTCAATTCCCTGATGGCCGCCTTGCGATCCAGGAACTTGGTAGCCACATTTGTGTTAAAGAGGCTGTATCTATACTCGCTATCAAACGCTGCGATAGCCATAGGAGCCTCACCCGGGACCTCGGTCTTGTAAGTCTTCTTCACATCATCCTCTAACAAGAATGTAGCCCTTATCTTGTTAGACGGCAATGTGCTAGCATCCTTCATGACAGTCGTCGCATCGACTGCGGGGCGCTCTGTATTTTCTGTAATATCACGCATGGTCGCAAAATACAACACGACCCCCAGAGCCACCACGAGATTCACAACATTCAAAACCAGATTGATGTTGCAAAGTATATCCTTCATCTACTTTTCCTCAACATTTTCCTCCGCCAACTCAGCCTCTCGCCTAGCCTGTCGTTCCTTAACCTCCTCCTGCACAATCATATCCGCCTCCTTGACCAACTCCTCAATGGGGGCATCCGGCTTCTCCTTCTTCAGGCGGCCCAGCACCTCGGCTGGGTGGCTCACCGGTGCCTCATCGGGCTTCGAGTAGAACTTGGAGTTCTCGTCGCCGGGCTTGATGTACTCCTTCTGCGAGTCCTCAACCATGTCACGCTTGCGCTCCTCGAACAACTTAGCCGCCTGCTTCTGGTTCTCCCGATAGCCCTCCATAATCTCCTGGAGCTTGTCGTTGGTGTAGTGGGAGTCCTCGATCTTCGTGGGATCCGGTGGGATCAGGAGCCACTTGTACATGTCCACCACGTAGATGTCAAAGGTGCTGTCCTCCTTCTGGAGGCGCTTGGCGTGGTTGGCAGCCTCATCACGGGTCGCAAAACACCCGCGGATCTTGATGCCAAACTTGTCGCACTTCTGTGGGGCGTCGGGACCCACGACAGAGAGGCAGGCAAAGAGCTGACCAGGCACGGTGGTGTAATCCTGCTCGAGAGACATCGAGTAGTTTGGTAATTAAAGTCGAACGGCTTTATATAAGAAAATGGAGGACATCCGCAAGGCTAACAACCTTGTTAAGCGCTCTCTCATCGAGAACATCTGCAGGGACCGTCGAGGTCTGCAGGTGCTCGATGTAGGATGCGGTTGCGGGGGCGATCTCCTCAAGTGGAAGGCTGCGGGAGCCAGGGTTGATATGTGCGACCCTGATCATGATAGCCTGGTTGAAGCCCGTCGGAGGGCAGAGGGGTTGAAGTACAAGGTGAGATTCTTCGAAGGGGATATTCGTTCGTGTCCCCCGAAACAGTATGATGTCATCTGCTTCAACTTCTCTCTGCACTACATATTCCAAGACAGGGATACATTCATCCAGAGTATCAAGGCAATCCGTCAGCGTCTGCGGAGGGGTGGTGTGCTGTTCGGGTGCATCCCCGACGCCCACCACATCCTGGACGCCCTGCCGTTCCAGGACCCACTGGGGAACACCTTCCAGTCACGGGGTCGCACGGGCTTTGGGGACTTCGGGGAGCAGATCGAGGTCCAGTTGGTGGACACCCCATTCTACAGCCAGGGACCCCGCCCGGAGCCACTGGCATACAGGGATATGCTGGTGTCCCACTTGGAGCAGAAGGGTGTGCTTCTGGAGGCGTGGGAGAGGTTTGATGGCACACCCCTCCAGAAACTATATTCAAAATTTATGTTCCGCTTATATTAATGGAGATTGTGATTGCTTGTTGCGCCGCAGCGGGGTGTGTTGCCCTGACGACAGAGCCTGCTAGGTTCACAGATGTCAAGAGGAGGTACGGGCTACTCCGTGAGCATTTGAGAAAGAGCGATGATCCGAGGTGGAAGCCCCTTCACACACAGTGTGTCCTCGTGGGGGTCCACAGGGATCTGGGGAGTGGCATTGGATGGAACACGAACAAGGGGTATGAGATTGGTGTGTGCATTGACGGGACTCCCAACCAGATCTTTCACGTACTTCTCCACGAGCTGGCTCACTGCACGATCGAGGAGTACGAGCATTCACCACAGTTCTGGCAAAACTTCAGGGATCTCCGGAAGGTTGCTCAGTCCCTGGGTCTTTATGAAATTATCCCAGTGGAGCAGGGATTCTGCAAGCGAACCATCGTCGACTAAAAAATATCTGATGATACTATAAATGGACAACCTTACATCTGTTAGTATTTATGCTGGCACTATTGCCATCATGGCAGTTGCGATGGTGAATCCGAGCAACAAGGGGCTTGCTCAGGAGTGGAAGGCGCTCACTCTTTTCGGTCTCATTCCATCCATGATTAAGATGGCTTCAATGACAGGCGAGGCTCAGCTCGCCCCCAAGGTGATTTTGTTTGCGTGTGCTGTCACGGTCCTGCTCCATCTTGCTCTTCGGGCATTTTCCGACAAGTACAAGATGGCTTTCAAGAACCCATCCCAGGTAACCCCGGGTGAAGCTGTCATGACGTGGACTAGCATTACACTCATCTACGCCCTGTCGCTCACTGGCGCCCTCTTGATATTCGAGAATAAGTACAACGGCGGGTCGGTCATTAAAAATGCCGCCCCCACACCGTCTGCACCACCCGCACAGATTTAGGCACGAGCCATGAAACGCTGAGCAAAGTAGAAAACCAAGGCAGCGACCAGACCGGACACAACAAGTCCGGTGTTACCACGCTCCCCATCCACGAGAAAGTTGGGAATAGTCGTCCCAAGCTTCGCCTGGACGGGATCGCTGAATGCCAGGGCGGCAGCGAACGCCACCATCAGCGCCTGCATCTGCTCGTCCGTGAGGTTCATGGGGTTCTGGGGAGCCGGGGGCTTCTTGGGAGCATCCTGCTGCGGGGCAACCTGTGGCTGCATCATCATGGCACCCTGGTTTGCGGGCATCTGCGGGGGCATCATCTGTGGGGGCGGACCCTGTATCTCCTCGGGCGAAAGAACATCATCGATTGGTGTGGAGTCCATCATTTCTTTAAGATCTGTTATACTATCTGTAGGATTTTTTGGTGGCGGTCCAAACGCTGCAGTGGGCTGTTCACGCACGGGGCGGCTGCTCTGCGACATTGTGGGCTGGGGTGGTGGATCTGCCGCCCCGGCACCGAAGGGGACCATGCCCTCTCCTGAGTCCTGAAGATTCATAGTAATCGGCTGACCTGCTGAAGCCATGTGGGTCTGTTATACCGCCTCAATCTTTTTTAAAGTTTTCAGCGCATAGGTTAACAAAAACCATGCAAATCTTCGTGAAGACTCTGACTGGCAAGACCATCACCCTGGAGGTGGAGTCCTCGGACACGATCGACAATGTGAAGGCGAAGATCCAGGACAAAGAGGGCATCCCTCCCGATCAGCAACGACTTATCTTTGCTGGGAAGCAGTTGGAGGATGGGAGGACACTGGCGGACTATTCGATTCAAAAAGAAAGCACGCTTCACCTAGTCCTCAGGCTTCGGGGTGGTAAGCCCATTTGAAACCACCTGAACTCCCAAGGTGACCCTTGAGGCACTTGTTGATATTGGAGTTATGAATACCCAAGGCTTTCGCAGCATCACTCCCACAACCCCACACCTTTACAAGGCTTCCATCCTTGTTGAGTTGCTGGACCGCCACGTGTCTCCAAGTTGCTGGAGGACGCTTCTTTCCCTTCAAAGCCTCACTAAGCCTTTGACGCATCTCGTCGCTCTTGGGACGACCCTTTAGACTTTCACTGATTTTGCTCTTGGCTTCTTCGGTCATTGGAATGCCCTTGCGACCATCGCTTAGGTGTCCCCCTGTGCAGGCGTTGTAGCCGTTATTCTTGGTATCAAACTTGGCGATAAACTCAATCTCCTTCTGGTTCAGGAGGTCGTTGTCGCCCTCCCAGAGGGTCTCTACGTTAAAGTTCGCAAACCCATACTTCTTGATGGCGTTGTGGAGTGCGGGGCAACAGGTTAGTCGTTGATGTTCCAGTAGGCGCTTCCTCAGCAGACGGATGGTCTGTCCTACATAGGACTGTCCGCTGGGGGAGGTGAGTTTATATATCACACCCATTGATTTACAATGTCTAGAACCCTTATTGCTGAACTTAAGGATATGGAGCAATACATACAAAACAGAATGCTCAAGTATATAGCGCAGCGGATATTCAAATCTCCTCCCAAGCCCGCCATGCTTGGGAGGTGGTCGTTGAAACACGGGTGCTCCACGGAGGACCTGGTGGTCTTCAACGCAAACCGTGACCATTGTGGGGACAAGATATGCGGTAACCAGGAGGACTACAAGAATATGGCGCCTAGGAAAGCTTCGTAATCTTGGAGGTGGATGCGGAGGTCTTTGCGGGACCCTTCTGGGCGTGATTGGGGTCATACCTCTGATTGTGCATTGTCCACAACTGGGGTGAACAGCACCTGAAGTTTTTGCGGATTGCTGCCCTGTACCAGAACACGCAGTCCTCGATCTTGTTGGAGTGCTTGGTGTTGTCGAGCACCAGGCACTCGTAATTCTCAGTACAAGCATCCATGACCTTCTGGAACATCTGGAAGTTCGGGAAGATACCAAAGAATGCCTTGTAGAGCTTCTCTCTGTTCTGCACGATATTCTCTCTCAAGATGAACACGTAGTCAACGTTGGCACGGAGGTCGGGGGTCAGGTCCATGCAGTACTGCATCGACAGCATGAAGAAGATCTTCCAGTGCCGACCGTTCATAAAGCACTGGCGGATACACACATCCTTCATGAACTTCCTGTCGTACATACAATCGTCCAAGAGGAGAAATGCTCCAGGCGGGGTCTTATTCTTGATTGCGATGGATTTCTGGCGATCCAGTACCCTCTCTATCGCCTCTCGATCATAGTCACCATAGATGCACAAGTCGGGGACAAACGACTTGTAGTGGTGATTGCCATCCTCTGTCGCAGACATCACTATCCCTGCTGGGAGATGCTTCTTGTAGTACAACACATCTGTGATCAGTGTGGACTTCCCGGTCCCACGCTTCCCGATGAACACGCACACCTTGTCGTCTGCCATGGTGCGCGGGTCGAACTTTTTGAGCTGTAGGTTCATAACGCTCTCTGTTATTCCCGTCGGGTTTTTTGCCTGAAAATAATCCGCAGGTATTACAGAATGGCGAGCGGTCGTGTCGAACTCGTTAGCACTGGGGTGCAGGATCAGTATATCACTGACCTCCCCACATTCACCTACTTCCACAAGCAGTATCGGAGGCACACACGCTTCTCCACTGACACCATCATGAACTCCTTCGAGGGCGAGATGAACTTTGGTGAAACCCTCAGGTGTATCATCCCCCGCAAGGGAGACCTCATAAAGACCATCTACATCAAGCTCAACCTCCCAGCCCTGGTGGGTGCAGACACCACAGACTCCGTGGGGTACACCGATAGCATCGGACACGCCATCATCGAGTACGCAGATCTACTGATCGGTGGTCAGACGGTGGAGCGGATCACGTCCGAGACGATGGAGATCTATCACGAACTGTACACCAGTGATTCCCACCAAGAGTCCCTCAAGTACACCGTGGGCAAAACGGGGTCTCTGACAGGTCTGGGACCCGCCTCTGGCACACTGGTGGGCGAATACGGCACCTACCCCAGGCAGTTCCTGGTTGCCCTCCCCTTCTACTTCTTCCGCAACCCGAGCATGGCAATCCCCCTGTGTGCCCTGGACAAGCATGAGGTCGAGGTGGTCGTGAAACTCAGGGAACTCTCGAAGGTTGTGACGGCAGCCAGCCTCACGGAACAGCAGATTCAGGCACTGAACATCGGCTCGGCAAGTGTCACAGACGTGGTCCCAGACTTTGCTGCAAATGTTGCCATCCAGAGCGGTGTTTTGAGTCTCCAGAGCGAGGGGGACATTGAGGGCACCGAGAATGTCCCCCCGAGCACCCTGGTTCCCAATGTAGCCCTTACACTGGCAGCGAGTTCCCAGGTTGAGGTAGAGGTGCCAGTGCACCAGGTGCCCACCAGCATCTCTGGATACGGCGTGGAAACCTCTGGCGTCATCAAGACGTACGAGACCACCTGGCGATCCACGACTGGACAGTACCCGAATCCTGATGGTGAGTACGGGGATTACCCCATATCCATCTTGAACAACGGGATATATGACAGCCTGACAAACACAGCGGTCAATTCAACGTCCATCCACGTCACACCAGTTACGGATGGCAACGGGGACCCTTACTTCGACATCGCCCTCTACAACATCAACAACGTCCCCGGGGAGAGTACAAAGACCCTATCAAAGTTCCTGACCAACAACGTTCCCTCGTACCCACCCACGGGTGCTATGATATCCGAACCCACTGGGTGGCACC